GGTGACCTGTCGGCTCGCTGGGCCGGTCGACACGCACTGGTATCCATCCATCTCTGAATAGAGCGGGTTCTTGACCTTGATCGGGTGGCACTGTTCGGGGGAGGGCGATTATCCCTTGTGAGTAGGTAATATCCCGATAGCAGGCGGGCGGCATTCGGGGCGGCTCGGTGTCAGTACGCGAGAATGAACTTCGATCCCAAGACGGGCTTGGGGAAGCTCACGGAGAAGGCGTTAAAGAAATCCGCGCGACCGAGAAGCATCCGGTCGGTGTCCTTGAGAAAGACGGGGTTCAGAGGGAATAGCGGCCCGAACGGCTTCGCGGCGTCGGGAAGCACGGCGATCACGCGGGCGTTGATCGTGATGTGCTTGGCTCGCCAGGCCGGCACCGCCTTCTCTTGACTGCCCAAGCCGCGAGCGCCGGCTTTGGTCTGGAGCAGCTCGTCGTCAGTGATTCCCAGATCAAGAGCGACGGAGTACGGGAACGCACTCACGCTTGCGCCGCTGTCGACGATGGCCGAGTACGACTTCTCCCGGCGGCCGTACAGGATGATCTCTAGGCGCGGGCCGCCGAGTCCATCGTCTTCGTTGAACTCAAACTCTTGTGTGGGCGTGGGATCGTCCTACAGAAGGATGGCTGAGTCGCGACGGGGAACAGCAAAGACCATGTCTGTCCCCTTCACGCCTCGCTTGGATCGAACCTCTTCCAAGCTGCTACCTACTCCGACGATCCGACTCGCATCCCTGACGGCCACCCATTTCCCCGGGTGCTTCTTCGCCACATCTGGGGGGATCGGAGATCGTGCCGTCACAGTGCGAGCCATCAGCCGACTCTAGACGATCTGGCGGACGGCCCCGTGGGCATCGCGAATCCTACACGACGGACGCGGATGGTCAAAAGGCGCGGACTCGGTACTCATGGCTTCGCGTTGCTTCGCGCTGACATTCGCGGCGTAAATTCCCCACTATCCCGCGTAAAGCCTGCTAGGGTGGAAGTGGAAATGGAGAACTTCTCGACATCAAAGCCGCCCTACGGTGCCTTCCCCGCCTTCCTGAACTTCATCCAGGAACTTAATGAGCACCCGCTTCCCCAGGTGATTGACCGATCTGTCATGGGCAGTCGTAACGGGACATCTCGATCGGAGATCATGTCGGCACTGAGGTTTTTCCGACTCGTGGACGACGACCGACGACCGACGCAGGCCATGCGGGAGTTGGTTGGCGATCCGTCGAAGGAGAGAATTGCCGAGATGGTCAAGATCGCGTATGCACCCGTGATCGACCTCGACCTTATGACCGCAACCCGCGGACAGTTGGATGAGGCGTTGCTCGCGATGGGCGCAGGTGGGATGCTCGCGAAGGCGCGAGCGTTCTTCCTGATCGCAGCCACGCAATCGGGGATTCCGCTCGGACGTGTTCTACAGACAGCTACGCGCCCGGGTGCACCGCGAAAGCGCCGGATGAAGGTGGAGGCTCCGGTAGCCCCGGCCCCGCCCCCAGCGCCGACACGTCATCCCTTCATCGAAGGTCTGCTGACCGAGCTTCCCCCCGCGGGAGGCTCATGGAAGGCGGCCAAGCGCCAGCTCTGGATCGAGATGGCCGAGCGAACTATCGACATGCTCTTCACCGTCGAAGACCCCCAGAACCTTCCACAGTCTGCCCGATCCAACGGGCAGGCGCCCGGCGGTGGAGCGCCGGGCGAAACCCACAATCACCCAAGAGGAACGGAGAACCAGTGATGAAGAAACGGCCAGGGTGGTCCCCGTAGGGGCTAAGGGGAGCCCTGGTTGCAGCCAGGGCTCCCGCCACCCGATCCTTCCTAATCGCGGGGGGAGAGCAGGTTTGCCGTGCGGTTCCCTAGAAGCTCCGCGGACGGGTTCGATTCCCGCTCCCTCCACGCCTATCCTATGACTTCAGGCTATCACGACCCGCGCTTGAGGACCAATCGTCCATGACCAAGAACATCGACCCAAAAACCGCTGAGCATGAGTCCCGTGAGGGCTTCCTGCGCGATCTACGCAAGGTTGCAAATCACAAGGTCGAGAAGGAAGAGCCGCCTAAGCCTGAGCCCGAGAAACGTTCCGGAGAAACATCTTGAACATCGGGGCCGGATCGTCCCGGTGGTTGTACCGGAAGGCGTACTCGGTCACGTAGGAGCCCAGGTACTTCGGGCTGACCGAGTGGTAGACGCCCGAGATGCCGCGCTTGACGTTGCCGAAGAACCCCTCGACCGTCTGAGTGTGGACGTGGCCACGTGCGTAGACGCGGTCGGCGTGCTTGATCTGGTAATGGCCGGCGAACTCGCCGCTCAGCCCGCGGTATAGCGCCCACTCATCCGTGTAAATCGTCGCGTCGGGGCTGACGTGGCGACGAATGGCGTCGTGGATCGTCCGCTTGCTCCGGTCGGGGATGACCATTGTGCGGACGCGGCCACCGCGCTCGACCATCGCGAAGATCGTCGTCTTGTGCTCATTCGCCCACTTCACGCCCTCTTGGCGAGTCATCGGGCCGTCAGACGCCCGCGGGCGACGACCGTAGGCGGACTCGTCAATCTCGACCTCGCCCGTCAACATGCCGCCGTCATCGCCCTCTAGCAGCTGGCGAATCCGGTTGTGCATCCGCCAGGCGGTCTTATAGGTGACGCCCAACTCGCGCTCGATCTGCTTGGCCGAGATGCCGCAGCGCGTCGCGCTTAGCAGGAAGATGGCAAGGAACCAGTCCTTGAGCGGAGTGGTCGACTTGTGGAAGATCGTGCCCGCCGTCGGGTGGACGTGCCGACCGCACGTATCGCAGGAGTACGACTTGCGCTTGGCAACGCGATGGAAGCGACGCTCGCGCTTGCAGATCGGGCACTCGGCGTGCTCGCCGTCCTCGGAATAGAGATGCCGCCACAGCCATTCAAGGCAGGAATCGTCAGTCGGGAACTCGCGCTCAAAGTCGCGACGGCTATACCGATTGGGCTTGTCCTTGCGGGGGCTTCCGGGCATACCCCCACTCTAACAGCCAAACTACCTACTGTCAAGGGATAATCGCCACCACCACCATGCTCCGCAGACGATCGCCGCCTATGTCAAGGCCACACAGACCTACTCCCCCGAACAGTGCCACCCGATCAAGGTCAAGAACCCGCTCTATTCAGAGATGGATGGATACCAGTGCGTGTCGACCGGCCCAGCGAGCCGACAGGTCACCCACCTAAAGGGCGTGCCCGGCCCCGTGCCGACCGTCACCTACTGGCTACACGTGAAAGGAACGCCGTTCGAGGCGAAGACCGTTCTCAACGCGACCTGGTTGGCGCGGGTCTAGAGCAGGCCGCACATCGCGGCGGTGTTCGGCCACGGCTCCCAGCCGCGAGCCTGCCAGGTGTGGTAGGCGATGAGGAGCTGCTCGACCGGAGACGCGATGTTCGGCAATCCCTGGCCGCCGTTCGCCGCCCAAGTCGCGAGGTCGAACTGGAGGCCGCCGTAATAGCCGTTGCCCGTATCAGAGTTCCATGCGCCTTCGTAGTGGTGGACGCAGAGCGCGGCGGAGAGCCACGCGCCTGTCCATGGGCGTAGCGTGGCTCGGTGAGTCCAACGCTTCCAGCGGGTATACCAGAGGTGGCGCACCCAGACGCGGTACGCGGCGCTGGTAGCCGGCACGTCTGCAGACCAGCCGTACCGCGTCCTGGGCGCGCGTAACCGGGCTTCGAGGTGCCAGACGCGGTCACGGTACGTGTGGATCGCGCAGAGCGTGTAGGCGGGGCGCTGGGCGCAGCGCGAGACGAAGCCGCTGCTGGTGCTGGGCGTGAACATGGTGGCCGCGAGCACCAACACGGCGATGGCGAAGGATCGGATCGGGCATTGCCTCCTCCGTTAGGGGTGCGTCGATCCTGTCGACGCTCGGACTGCCCTCCGGTTATGGGAGGTAGGGGACGGCGAAGCCGCCGTCGAGCTGGGCCTGGCAGCAGTCGACGCCTTGCGGCGAGTAGGGGATGCCGTCGATCCGTTTCGTGTACTTGTCCCACCCCATCGACACGACGCGGATGTACTCGCCGGGCTGGAGCAGCGCTTGGAGGTTCGCTTTCGCGGCCCGTGCAGCGACGCGCGTCGCCTCGTCGGTCGCGTTCATTTCCGGCGCGTTGATGCCGTAGAGACGCACCGAGTAGGCGATAGGGTCGTGCGCCATCTGGATTGTCGGCAGGCCGCCGAGGTAGATGCCGAGGCCGAGGTCGAGGCGGCCCATGACGGTGTCGCCGTCGTAACAGTGGTCGACCGTAAACCAGTACGTGAAGGGGGTGTCGGCGGCCATCAGCGGCCGATCAGCCTGAGGATGACGACGACGATCAGCACGATGATCAGCACGGTGATGAGAAGCCCGACCATCAGAGCGCCGCGAGGACGGCCACGACGGCGATGATGAGGCCGGTCGCGGCGTGGAGGGTCGACACGTGGATGACGTTCGCGAAGATGAGGACGCCGACCGCGAACGCGACCAGACACAAGAGCAGGTGGAATGTGGGTTCTGGGCGAGTCATGGTTCCTCCGTTCAGTGTTTCGCGAGGCCGCGGCTGAGGGCGTAGGCGACGAACGCGACGGTCGACGCGATCGCGGCATACCTGGGCGGGAGCGAGCCTTCGGCCGATGTGGCGGCGGTGCCGACGGCGGTCGCGATGGCAAGCCAGAACTCCGTCGTGCGATATCCGGGCTTCGCCGGCGCGGCTTTCGTGAGTATGGGTGCGGACACGGGTTCCTCCTTGTAAAGGGCTTTTCTCAGCTGCGCGCGTTGGCGACGGCTGAGCTGTGAGTGGATGTGGATGTTGATCGGAGGCTCTGTCATCAGATGGGACTCGTCTTCGACCAGCCGCCCCGTCGGACGTAGCGGTTCGCGAGCCACAGCACCGTCCGCAGCGGATAGTTCGTGCCGGGGTCGGTATGCCCGGATGTGTCGATGCCGGCGGCGCCGACGTCGGCGTGGGTGCAGACGCCCTGCAGGCTGTGCGTGAGCGGGACGCCGTGGACGTGGTGGATCCACGCGAGCCACCGTGCGACCTTGATGAGTTGCTTCTGGTGGCTCCTGCTCCACACGAGCTTGGTGAGGCTCGCGAAGCCGATCTGTTCGATGCCGATGCTGCCGCCGTTGAAGTTGCCGACGTGCCACATCTCGTGGCCGAATCCGAGCGCGGCCATGCCGGTGTTCCCGTCCTTGTCGATCACGAGATGGGCTCCATAGTCGAGGCCCTGCGTGACCCAGAAGTCGTAGATGCCCTTGACGTCGGTGATGCCCGCCGTGTCGTGAGACTCGGTGTCATGCAAGACGACGCGCTGGATACTCATCGCGCCGTGCGTGATCGCGTTCTGCGCCGTGTATTGGACGCTCGGTTCTCTCATTTGCCGTTTTACCAGGGCCATGCTGCTGCTCCTCTCGAGGTCGCTCTCGAATGGTGTTGGGTAGGGTTCAGGGCGGGGTCGCCGTGGTCGCTCGCGGCGACCCTACGAGTCAGGGTTGAACGGCACGGTGATCGTCGTCGGGACTGTCACAGTCGTCGTGGCTTGGGGGAGCGTGACCGTCGTCGTCGGGCCGGTCACAGTCGCGGCAGGGATGGTGACGGTGACCGGGACATAGACGGTCACCGGCGGCGGCGCGACGCCGATGATGGCGGCGCTCGTCACGCCGAACACCGGCATCGGCTCGCGGATCTTGACGACATGAGCAGGCACGACGACCCGCCGATGCGTCGCATGGTTGCGGAAGGTGGTGCGCGGCACGTAGACGACCAGGACATGGTCGTAGCGGCGCAGGACATGACCCTTGACGTGGATGGTCACGTAGCGCGTCGTGTGCCGCGTCGCGACGCTGGTGACCGTGCGAGCTTCCGTTTTCGGGGTGACGCTGCTGATCACGTGCGACGTCGCGGCGCCGAACCCGGCATACGCCATGCCGACCGTGAACAGGGCGTATCCGAGCAGGCGTTGATGGAGATACCAAGAGAAGAGGCGCCTCATGGTGGGCACGGGCCGATGACCCGCAGAGCCCGGATGGTGCGTTTTTGGCCGGTGATGCTGGTCTGGATCGTCTTCGCTGGCAGGCCGGGGATCCCGTGCGGGTTCGCTCGCAGGAACGCCTCGCTCCTCTCAACGCGCGTCTGGAGGTCGTCGCGGAGCCGGCACACACCGGTGTGGGTCCTGACGCCGAGAGCGGCGGCACGCTTGACCTGCAGGACGAGTGCCTGGTTCGCCTTCGCGAGCTTCGCCGCCTTCGCAGCGACGGCATGGTTACTGGCCGCCGTGTTCTGATTCGCGTGGTAGAGGTAGAACACGACGAACGCGAGGATGAGGTAGCCGATCACGCCGCGGTGCCGCACCCAGAACCGGCGCGTCGCGAGTCGCTTCGGACTCACCTTCCCTCCCGTTGGAGGATCGGGACGATGCCAAGCAGCGCGAGCGCGGCGCCGACGATGACCGCGTCGGCGGGCCGGCCGGTCAGACTCCCGATCGTCTCAAACGCGAGCATGGCCGTCCCCAATATGAGCAGGACGCCGTCGCGGCTTTTCGCGACCCACCCACGCCCATCGGGGCTCTGCCCATCCCCTGGCGGGTTCATTCATCGACCGCGCCTTCTATCACGTGCCGTCGCTGACCCATTGCGCGCCCATCCAGATCACGGGGTTCACGCCGCCGAGCGTCGTCGCGTTGCTGTTCGTGACGCTGAGGTTCCCGCCCGATGTCTGCTGGACGTCCGATACCAAGGAGTCGGCAGCGGTCGCCTTGTACCGCGACGCGGCATTCATGTAACTGTTCACGCCAGATGTGGGGCCGGTGTCCTTCATCCCGCCGATCTCCTCGGGGGATGACCCTGCGACTCGCAGCGTGATCCACCTGGCGCCCGTGCCGTTCGCGGCGAACTGGCAGGACACGAAGCACTCGTATACGCCAGCCGTGTTGAACGTGATCGTCGTCGGCGTTCCAACCGGGTCGTGCATCGAGTCGGTGTCGTAGATGTCGGTCGCGTTGAACGAGAGCGTTGTGACGGTGCCCGTCGCGATTACCTGCGCGGTCGTGCGTGCCGCGACGCATCCGGGCGGCGAATGGAGAAAGCCGGTGTTGTCGCGAACGTTCGTGTTCATCTGCGCGGCGGTAAGGACGTTCCCGGTCGTGAAGGTGGCGGGAGTCGACCAAGCCATCTATGCCGCCTCCGGCGCTAGGCCGTGCTCGATGTTCTCAGCGAGCAAGTGATCCACCGGCTCGCCGATGTTCCAGTTCTGGTTCACGATCCGCCTTGGTCGTAAGAGAGTTTCGATCCGCACCCGCTGGATCGGCCACAACAACCGGTAGCCGGCGCCGCACTCCTCGCACCGCCACGCCTTCTGCTCAGGCTGCACCTGCGACGCGCTGCGACACTCACACTCGGCGACCCAGCGACCCCGATTCGCATAGACACGGCTGATATTCAAAAGCCGAGGACTCCCGTGCCGAGCTTCCCCAGCGAGGCGTCGCCCAGCTTCAGCCAGTTCTGGGTGAGCGTGATGAACCTGGGTGTGAGGCCGAGCGTCGTCTCCCACTGCGTCCCGTCAAACGAGTGGTCGATCCGTTCGATGAACGAGTCCTGGCTGATCACATTCCCGCTGGGTGGTCGGCGTTTGACGGTGCAGGTATCGACGCCGAAATCGTCGAGCTGCATAATCGGCGTCCACGACGCCAGCGTCGTATACACCGGCCGCAACGTCACCTGGTCGATGCGTAGCCGCGCATCCTTCTGCTGGAGCACCGAGAACGTCGCGAGGTCATAGCCCTCGGTGTCCGTCGCCATCAAGTTCTGGACCGACCCGTACCGCGGCCCGTACTGGGCGATCGACGCAGAGTCGCTATACGTCGCGTTCGTGCCGTCCGCGGTCGTGACCGTCATCCCGTTCACGAGCAGCGAGTCATCCATGACGGGCGCGATGTCGCCCTCATACTCGATCTCTGAGCCGCCGCCGTCACCGGCGGTGATCGTCGTCGCGCCAGTCTGGTTCGGCCGTTTGTACCTGTTCCAGAACTTGATCTTCCCCTGGCCGCTCACAAAGAGGAGGCCCGACTCGGTGTCTTCGGCCGCGGCTTGCATCACCCCGAGCGCGTTCGCGGTCTGCCCCGGATTCGCCGGATCATCGATCGGTGGTTGGACGAGGCTGAATCCCGTGTCGCCGGTAACCCACCCGGTCGAGAATCCACAGTCGGAGAGGACGTCCTTCATCACCTGATCGGCTGTGGCGGGCGTGTAGGAGGTGCGCAGCGACCAGTTCTGCAAGGCGAGCGGCGTGAACAGGTCGGTCGCGGTGATCACCATCCGCTCGCCACCAGTCCAGTCATACGCCGGCTGCAGCGACGTGACGTACCCGCTGTAGAGCCATGTCGCGGCGGTGTTCGCGTAGATCGAGATGTGGTTGCCGACGCCGAGGTGTGGGTAGAACGGCCCGCTTGTGTAGGTGGGGTCGAACCGGCCGTCGTGGTTGTCGAGCTCGATCGTGAGGGTCCCCGCGTCGAAGTGGGATTGGGCGTTTGACCGGCCGCGGTGCGTCTGGAAGCTGAGCAGTTGCGAGTCGATGCGGGGGAGCGTGGTCGAGCCGGTGTTCGTGAGGTCGGTCGCGCTGAGCGGCGCCGATGTGACGTCGAGGTAGACCTGGATGTCGGGCCACACCGCGTCGCTCACGGCCGCAACCCGCCAGCCGTCTTAAAAGCGTTCGCGCCCTGATGCCGCAGCGCATCCACGACGGCGCGCCTGACCATGCGCTGTACCTGCTGTTCAGTGCCGGTGATGACCCCGTCGAAGTGGAAGTGCAGCTCGTAGGCGAACCCGCCGCTCTTGTGGGTCGGGATGATCGTCTCGCCGCCAGCCGCCATGATCGGCCGGTGGACACCCTTCGGGCCTGGGACGACGCCGCCCTGGTCGTACCAGTTGTATCGCTGTTCATGCGCCCACGCGCCTGCCGGCGATCCGTACCGGCCGTGGATGTAGCCGAGGCCCCACCCGATCTGCGCCGTCGGCGACGCCTGGCCGCCCTGGCTGGGCAGCCACGCCGCGCGCGGCATCTTCGAGTACGGCAACGCCTGCGGGATCCCCGTCGCGCCGCTGCTCGAGTTGTACGCCATGTTGTTCCAACCCGACTCCTGGTTCCACAACGGGATGAGGCTGTCCATCTGGTTGCCGGCCCAGCCGTAATGGCTCATCTGGCTCGACGCATAGTTGACCGCGGCGCGAGCATTCCCCGCGGCGATGCGACGATTCCCCGGACCGGTCGATGCGCTGCCGCTTCCTCCGAGCAGGTTCGCCGGGTTCAGCGACTGGAGCAGGCTGATCGCTTTCTGTGCCCAGCGGATGATCGCTTTGATCGGGCCGATGATGTAGTGGTTGACCCACCCGGCGAACGTCGAGATCGCGCTCTTGATGTTCCCCCACCTGTTCACGATGAAGCCGACGACATGGTTCGCCGCCGCTTTGATCGTGTCCCAGTGGTGGATCACGAACAGGACCGCTACCGACCAACCACCGGTCAGGACGGCGATCATCGTCTTCCAATGCTGGCTGATGAACCCGATCGCTGTCTGGAAGGCACTCTGGATGGCGCTCATCGTCCCGCGGACGATGTCTCGGAACGTCCCAGACCGCTTCCACAAGACGACGAACGCGGCAGCCAAGGCAGCGGCGGCGATGACCGCGAGGCCGATCGGGTTCGCGTCGAGCACGAAGTTCAGCAGGGTCTGTGCCTCCGCCCACAGCTTCGTCGCTTTCACGACCAGCTTCTGGTAGAGGTAGTAGCCCTCGATGGCGACGGTGAGCACGGCGACGGCGGCGGCGAACGCCTGGATCTCGGTGCCCCACCGACCATAGAAACTGATCGCGTCCTTGACGGCAGTGACGATGCCGAGGATCACGTCGCGCAACCCCTCGAACACGACCGTCGCTTTTCGTTGGATCTCCGGCAAGTGCTGCGCAAACCACGACGCGAACCTGTTCAGATACGGCAGGAGTTGCTGGCCGAGCCGTTCGAGCAGCACCTCCGCCGACGCGCGGATCCGGTCGAGCGCGCCCGTCGCCGTCTGCGCATACGCCTTCGTTGACCCGCCGAACTTATGCTGCAACTGCACAAGCGCCGCCTGCCGGTTCGCGATCAAGTCGAGCTCCTTCGCGTGCGCCTTCCCGGCAACCGTCGCGTGCTTCGTCGACGCCATATAGGCGTCATAGTTCTTCGTCGACTTCGACACGTAGATCCCGAGCCGGGTCAGGCTCGTCGTGCTGCCGTTCCACACCTTCGACAAGATCACGCTGGCCTGGCTGAGGCTCATGTTCTTCGCGCGCGCGAGGTCCATCGCTTCGCCCTGCAGCTTCTGCGCCGACGTCACCTTCCCCGTCGTCGTGATCAACGTCGCCAGCGACGATTCGAGGTCGGTGTTCGTGAAGCCGGTCAGGCCAGCCATCTTGTCCGACGTGTCCTTGAGTTCCTGCCCATACTTCTTCCACGACAGGCCGCTGTTCGTGACCGACTTATGCAGCTTCGTAATCGCGACCTGATTCTGCGCCGCGATCCGCACACCATCTCCAAGCGCGCCGACCAGCGAGATGCCGATCAGGCCACCCGCGAACGACGCCGCCTTCCCTACCTCTCGCAGCGCACCCGTGACGTGATGGTGCATATGGTCACCGAAGGACTGGCTCTCCTTCGACGCCTTCGAGAACGACCGCCCGAGGCCCGACGTGTCGCCGGTGACGCGGACAGTGAGGACGCGGTCAGCCACGCTGCGCCTTCATCTGCGCCTTGTGCTCCTCATCGAGGTATGCCTGGATCGCTTCCATGTGCCACGGCTTCACCTTGTGCATCTCCCAGGGCCTTATGCCGAAGCGGTCTGCGAGGATGGGGTTCCAGAAGAGTTCGGGTTCGTCTCCCGGCTCGGCAGCTGCGCGACGGGCGACGGCGAGGCGACGTCCTCGCTGGGCGGCGAGTCGGCTGCCGGGCTTGGAGGAGGGACGGCATCATCCACCGCCGCGTCCTCGCTTGGGAGGAGTTCCATGTCGACGATCCGTTCCGCATCTTCGAGTGTGCAGGTCTCGCCGGCGCGACGCTTCATGATCATCGCCAACACGATCAGCGCGTCCTGGTCGAGCGCGTTCAACGCCTCCTCGAGTTCGGCGAGTCGGAGGCCGCCGACCTGTTTGAACAGGCGCTGCTCGCCGAGCGTCATCTGCCCGTCGAGCACATATTCCTTCCCGTCGATGCGGGCTCTGAGCGTGTCAGTCTTCTCGGGCATCTATGCTCCCCATTCTCTGGCGATCCAGTCGACGAGATGTTCCATCTGGACGGCGACCTCTTCGCGGTTCTTGTCGAGCGCCGGGCGTAGAAACGGGCGCGGATTGTGATGCTGGAACTCAAGCCGGGCTGGATAGTTGTATGACCCTGTCCGTGCCGAGTCGCGGATGAACACCGAGCCGCCGCGCACGCTCGGCGCGATCTTGGCGATGAGCTGGCCCGGGTGTGGATCCCACGGCTCCTGGCCGCGCAATCCACGCTCCTCCGCTATCGCTTTCGCTTCTACGGCGACGCGCTTCCCGATGACGCGCAGCTCTTTTTGCAGCTGGCGGCGTAGCCCCTTGTTGACGCGGCCGAACCCACGGACAAGGGGATCCAACCCTTCGACCTGCACGCTGCCCTTGAACTGGTCAGCCACCTAATCAGCCGTGTCGGTTGTGCGGTACACGAGGCTGGGGCTGGTCGTGCCGTCCCACAGCACCTTGATCGGCAAGGTGAGCGGCACGATGTCGGGGCCGCCCACGTCCGGGCTCGTGCCGTCGAAGCGGACCTGTGGCAGCGTCCAGATCAACTGGTAGCTGTACCCGGGGCCGACGGCTTCGATCACCGGGCCCGTGTAGGTGAGCGTGACCGCTGCGAGGGTGCCGTTCACGAACCGGTTATACGCCGACAGGTCGGTGAACTCACAGTCGATCGACCCGGTGAACGCGACGAAGGCGTTTCGGATCGGCTCTTTCTTGAGCGTGTTGGTGCGGATGAAGTAGCGGTCGGTCTTCAGCGCCGCGTCATAGCTGAGAGTGATCGACGTGACGTCGAAGTTGGCGCCGGCGACGGTCGCCTGTGCCTGCGTGAAGTTGAACAGGCTCTGCGACGCTGGGTAGCTGGCGGCGCCGAGGCCGATGGTCTGGTCTTCGTCCATCGCGTCGAACGACGTTTTCAGCATCGCGATCCCATCCAAGGCCTGGGAGAACTCCCACGAAGAGATTTTCGCCCCTTTGTAGGTGAACGGGTTCGTGGTGCCCGTCCCGGTGTCGGTGACGCCGAGTTGGACGCTGAGGCTCTTGCCGATCGGGTCGGCGAGGGTGTAGGTGTGGTCGCGGGTGAGGACGCCGCTCGGCGGCGTCGTGATGTTCGACGCGCCGAACATGTGCTTGAACAGGAGGCCGAACCCGGTGTTCGCGACCTCCCAGTTCACGTCGCCGGCCGCGCCCTTGCGGTTCGCCGCCCAACGATCGGTGCGCAGGATCTGGTTGCCCGTCCTGAGGCCGGTCGATTCGATGCGGTCGACGGTGAGCTGGATCGACTCGTCGACGAACTCGAGGAACCTGGCCGGAGCGACGCCGTCGCCATACCCGGTTCCGGGCGTCGTCGTCGAGAACGTCAGGCCGGTAACGGCGCCCTGCACCGAGAGCTGCGGCACGTTGCGGCCGCTGACAAGCGCGCCAGAGAAGGTGACGCTGACGGCGGTTGGGAGCGGCCCGCCGGCACACGCCACGCCGCCCGCGCCGATGTTCGGCAGCAGGTTGAGCGCCGTCTGGATCGACGCGGCCGTCGCCGTCGTTGTGAGCGTGACGGTGGTCAGGGCACCGTCGAAGTTCAGGCCGAACGTCGCGCTCGGCGACCCCGAGATCGACTGCACCTCATTCGTATAGGCTTCTTCGGCGATTCCGATCTGCGCCGAGAGGCCAGACTTGATAGCCATCAGTCACTCTCCTTCTCGGCCTTCGCCGATCGCGCCGCAGACGTTTGCGGCTTCTGCCAGTTCGACGGCTGCTCGAGCAGCCACTCCGCATGCTCCGATGAGGTTTCCAGGGTCGCGCCATGCGCAACCTCGGCGGCCGACCCGTCGGGCATGTTGAGCTCGACGGCCAGATGCGGCCCCACGTACACGATCTTGACCGTCTTAGCACTCACGATTCGTCTCCTCCTAGATCCGTGCGTAACAATGGACGTGCATGACAAGCTGGTATTCGCTGCGGTTCCCGTCGCCGCGATCGGCGGGTTCCCACCCCTGGTCGAGCGCCCACATCACGGCGCCGCCTATCGTCGCGTCCGCCCTGATCACCGCAGCGATGGCATCCCTGTAGAGGAAGGCGCGTTGCATCGCCGAATAACTCGACGGGTCGGATTGGATGATGCTGATGATGATGTCCAGGTCGTACTGCTCTGTCCGGCGCTGCGACCCGATCGCCGCGGTCGTGATCTCCGCCGGCGACGCCGCGAACGCGATGATTTCGTCGGGCGCCGACTCGACGGGGTTGCCCCATCCGGCGTCGACGCCGGCGAATGCGGGGAGCGCCGTCACCTGGTTGATCAGATTGGTGGCGAGCGTCTGCATCGTCGATGGGAGCGCTGCGGCGGCCGTCATGGCGTCATGTTCTGATAGTTGCCAAGGAGCGCCCACGCAGACTTGACATCGGCCGGCGGAAGGGTCTGGCGCATCGTTGTGTCGAAGATGTCGGAGGACTGGTATTGGCCTTGAGCCACGTCCATCCAGCGCGCGACGATCGTGGCCACTGCTTGCACGACGTCATCGGGGACCGTGGCGAATCCCCAGTTCCCCGTGATCGCCACCTTTGAATATCCGAAGGTGAGCGCGGTCGGGCTGATGACGCCGCCGAGGAACGGCGAAAGCTTGACGCGCTTGTAGACGCCGTCCGGCGCCTGGACGGGCTCGAGCGAATACTGGGCTGTGGTGAGTACCGTCGCCGCGCCTTCGGGTGAGAGCGTCACCGTCGAAGCGGTACGGAGGCTCCATGGGGCGAGCTCGATCGTGAGGTCGCCGCCCGTGATGTCGAGCGGGAACGTCCGAGTGAGGCCCGTCGACGCGGGAGCGAACTCGCAGCCGCACCACTTCATGACCGCTGGCGATCCACGGCTGATGAACGCTTGAATCAGATCATTCCGCGACTGGTCAAGCGTAATCCGTAGATACTGGCGGACATCGGTCACGGTGCACAGATCGGCCGCCCGGGACTGTCCATGGGGTCGGATGAAGAGGTTGAACGATTCCGGCGTGTCCTGCACCGCGCCGCTGGCGAGCGTGACGTTCCACCACGCGACGAGCGGCGGCACTTCATACGCAGTCGCCACGTCTCCCGACACGGGCGTGTAGGTGACGCTTCCGGGGCTCGTGACTTGGTTGCCGAGAGTGATCTGCGCGCCGCCGGCGTTGATGATGAGTGTGTTCGACCGTGGATCCCTCGCTTGGAACTTGACGGTCGATCCGGTGAGGTTGAAGCCGACGCCGTTCACTTTGATCGTGTCGGTGATCGACGGGCTCGTGTTCGCGACGTAAAGGACTTGGTCTGGCATTTAGCCGAACGCTCCGCTTGTGGGGCTGGATGAGACGCCTACCAGCGGCCCGTCCGAGTAGCCGGACGAGGCCGGCGAGCTCGCGAGTCCAGAACTCGGCGATGATTGGAACGGCGACGTGATGAAGACCTGATTGGTCGCTGTGAGGATGATGTCGGCGAGCGCGACGGCATCTGTGACGCTCATCCCGCGCGTGAACACGAGCGCGTCGACGAGGCTGATCGTGTCGGCCTGGTTGACCGCGCGTGCGAAGGCTTGAGCGTCTGTGAGCGTCGCAGCGTCGGCGATGCTGAGGCCGCGGTCGAACCGAAGGATGTCGCTCATCGTGACGCTGTCCGCCGCGTTGAGTGCGCGGTCGAACGCGAGCGCGTCTGTGGGTGACACCGAGTCGGCCGGGTTGAGAGCCCGGTCGAACGCCTGAGCGTCCGAGAGAGAGACGGTGTCTGCGACTGGCTGCGTCCAGTTCGTGCCGCCGCCGTTCAGGACGGGCGAAGCGTTGTCCGCGAGCGTCGGGTTGTCGCTGATCACGAGACCACGGTCGAAACTCTCCGCGTCTGTGAGGCTGGCCGAGTCGGCAAGGTTCAGGCCGCGGTCAAACGATTGGGCGTCTGCGAGGCTCGCCGAGTCGGAGATAGCAAGACCACGGTCGAACTGTTCGGCGTCGCTCGGCGTGACCGTGTCGCTGATCGCCACTCCACGGCCGATGCTGACGCTCGTTCCGTCAGCCAGCGTGGGATTGTCTGAGACGGCTAGGCCACGGTCGAACGCCTGCGCGTCGGTGAGCGTCGCGCTGTCAGAGAAGTTGACGGCGCGGTCGAAGCTCTGCGCATCGGCGAGCGCCGGGTTGTCGGCCAGGTTGACGGCCCGGTCGAACGCGGTGCCGTCCGACACGGTGACGCTGTCTGATGGGGTGACCGTCCATGCCGTGCCGGAGCTGACCGGTGGGCGGCGAGCGACGATGACGGCCATTTAGCGCCACCCCGCAGTCGGCAGACGAGGACGACGAGTCATCTGGCTACGAATCCTCTGCGGCGTCCACACTCCACGCGGACGCCGGCGATGAGCCGGCGAGGACGCCTGGTGGTAGGCGACACCGCCGCCCGCATACGAGTTATCGACCGACCACGCGAACGTCACCGCCTGGCTCGTCCCGCCGACGCCGGCGATGTACTGGAACAGCGACTCGTCCCACGAG